CTCAAGATGATTTTCTTGATCTCTTTGTTCTTGAGTGCCTTGACGGCGAGGGCTATCGCCACATAGGTTTTGCCCGACCCCGCAGGGCCGACGGCAAACAGCATGTCGTTCTTAAAATAAGCCTCCACCAGCTTGCGTTGGTTCTCCGAACGCGGGGCAATGGGCTTGCCCGAAGTGGAATAGACAATGGTGTTGCGATCCTCGCCCGTGTTGCGATCGCCGTGGCGCGTGATTTCGACGACTTCCTCCTCACTCAGTTGGTTGAAGCGCGCACAATGACGTTGCAGGGCGGCAAAGGTCTCTTCAAATTCAGCCATGTCCTCTTCGGCGCCCATGACTTTGAGCACATTGTCGCGCCCAATGATGCGGAGTTTCGGTCGGAGTGCGCGGAGGAGGCGCAGGTTGGCATTGCCGGCGCCGAAAAAGGTGGCCGGATCGGCTTCTTCAAGCAAGAAATGCTTTTCTATCATAGACTCGTGCGAGAGAGGTGCGCAGCTTCGCGAAGGAGCGGGGCACCACATGGGAAGTGGGGATTGAAGTGTGGGGCAATATTGCCGTTGTTGTGAGGGCAAAGGTAATGGTTTCCGTGCAGGTGGCAAAGGCACACCGCCCCTTTCTCCGATGANACTCCGCCGGTGAAGGGTGAACATGAAAAACAAAAACCTGCTGTGTGCGCGTAACGCGCGTGCGTGCGCGCGAACGCTCCTTCACCCTGCCGGTGCTCCACCCTGCTCCGAGGTGGGGACAGGGAGCAGCGACTCTCAATCGGTTGTAGCGGCAAAGAACGCTCGTACCTAGAAAACATTGGGATGAAATCTTCAAAAGTCCCCTTGTTTTTGACAGGACAAAAAGTTCAAGTTTTATATCAATCTCATTCTGAGATTGTTAGGTGATTTCATTCAACGCTCGTTCTTAGCGGTGTATAGAAATCTGTTTCCGCAAAGGTAATCGGTTATTTTCAGGTAGCAAAATCTGTACACAGAAATTCAATGTACCACCGTTAATAAATCCTGAATACATATTGCTTTTGTAATTTCTAATCTTGCAAAATAGCACCATTTTCCATCGGAAATTAGTTTCAAAAATTTGAGTCGCATGGAAAATGAGGGGGGCGTGTGATTATCTGCCAAANAAAAGAGGTGTCAAGTCTTATATCTACCTTTGAATTAGGTAGTTAGGCGATTCTATTCAACGCTCATTTTTAGCGGCGTTCTGAAATCTGTTTCTGCAAAGGTAATTGGTTATTTTCAGGTGGCAAAATCTGTACACAGAAATTCAATGTACCACCGTTAATAAAACCTGAATGTACCCCGTTTTTGTAATCTTAAATCTTGCAAAATAGCACCATTTTAGGGGTCTGAATTAGTTTCAAAAATCTGAGTCGCATGAAAAAAAGGGGGGGCGTGTGATTATCTGCCAAAAATCTAAATTTCAACATAGGGGGGGGGCTTCAAATCCTCTCACAACCTTCAATTCCCTCATTTATTTCCTTTCTGCTGCATTATCCCTTTCATTGCAATACAAGCGTCCACCAACAACAAGAAACGCGCTTACACGTCAAATAAACACTGTATCCTTGCAAGGGAACATTGGGAACAAAAAAAGAACAGACAAGATATTATCTCATCTGCTCTATCATATCATGACAAATAAAAAGCACGTAATTAAGTTGTTTGTTCTGATTCTTCTTTCTCCTTTTGAAGGTTTGCAAGCGTCTTGTGCAATAGGTGACTGTAGTGGTAGTCCAAACCGAGCAGCACGGACGCAAATGTGAAGAGTTCACCACTTGTGGACATCACGCTAAAATGAATCACTCCTAATGGATTTGTAAAGAATCCAAGGAAGAGGAGCACAACACCCGCAATCAGGAGAAGAATTGCAAGCCAAATTTGGAGGTCTTTTGCGTCGCTCTTGCCGTCTTGGTTAAGGTCAAGGAAGTTCATAGGTTTTGGTATTAAACATAATTATTTTAGTTCATCAGATTCCGAGTTTCTTTTCAATCTTGGACAATCGAGTTCCAAACTCATTCAGCTTGGTTCTAACAAACGCGGTTGAGTTTATGCTATCTAATACAAGTCCGTGTTGTTCTTTTATATCAGCTGTGTTCTCCTGAATCTTCTTACTGATTTCATCAAGGCGATCCGTAATCATTGGGAAAAATATATTGTTCAGGTTGTTCACGTCTGCTTGTGATATTGGGGATTCCAATAAGATTCTCCACTTGGTGGATTCCTCACTTGGTTTCTCACTATTGTTATTCACAAGCGATATATATGTTTTCCCCTCATGTGCAACCACGTCGAGGTCTTCATATATGCTTTCTTTCCATCTCCCTTTGTAGTTTGGTATTACTTTCCCGATTTCATATTCCATGGTATTGTTTATTTGATTGATATTATAAGTTGGTAATCATCGATTTCAGGCTTAACGCTATCTTTGATTATATCAGGCACATACAATTTGAGCATGCCATCTTGTTTATCGATGTAAGCCCTCATCATTTTATAGGGGTTGATATTCATATTGTCATTATAAGGTGGTTATTTCTAAGGTTGAAAGCTGTTGGTTTGCTCATATTATAATCATCAGCACTTGACCTCACGTGTCTTGGTTTGCCATTGTCCTCATGGTGTATCAAATCACCATTTCTCATCTGCTTTCTGTTCTTATCCTTCTTCACGATTGGCTGAAAGGTGCTTATATCCTTCAATTCAAGAAAGGTATAAGTATAATTCATCTGCTGTGGGTCAAATGTGTATGAGGTGGGAATGAAGTTCTTATCAGGAAACCAACTGCTTGTTATTGAGCTAATGAAGCTCAGTTCACGATTTAGAGTTATCTCCATCTTCAATTGTGGGGTCTGATATTGATTTATAGCTCGGGTAATTATATTCTCCTCGGGTGTTCCAAAGTACAAACCATAATCCAATCCTCTAAGTATTTGCACGCCCTTTTCTTGTGAATAGAAGTAGGGTGATGAATAACTTGTTGATTTTCCATCCTCATGGGTGCAAACCTTTAATTCAATATCGCCTTTCTCCTCAATGAATTTGTTATCGCTCAAAACGTTTTCATATACCGTTTCTGTGTCGTCGGTATTATAACTCAATCCATAGATTGTTGCTTCATAATCCGTTATCAGGTTGCAACCTTCTGTACTTCTATATTTTTCATAGTACTTCTCATCAAATAGCGCTCCTTTCTTTATCTTGGCCACTTGTCGCATTGAAGTAAACGGGCGCATGAACTCAAAGAAAATATCTCCCGTTTGGTTTATTGGGAGTGGAATGTTTATGCCCTTATGTTCTCCAAATAATAGCGAGGTCTTCCAATCCGTGTTTGTGTTTGGAACAATTAGATTGCCTCCATCATCATATTGAACTGAGCAATTATATGGTTTGTCTTGCCACTTCTTTTCTTTATCATTGTAGTACTTATCACCAAATCGCAAGCGATACAATAGTTCTTTATAATCATTCTTCTGTAACTTCTTACAAGGTAGATATGAGCCCCAATAACAAGAGAAATTGAAGTTGATATTCACTATATTCCCAAATGGGTTATCATTTGTGGTAACTCTTGCGATTTGATGAGAAAATAATACTTGGTCTATTGATTGGTTTATTTCCGACCAATCATCTTTTTGTTTTGAGAGGTCAAGGAATAGTTCTTTATTCTGTGAGTTACCAAAGGCCGTTTGAAAGATGAATGCTTTCTTTAGTGATACTGATTTTGGTACATTGCCCCACTCTTCTTTTTTTGTCTCTTGTGTCTCATATTCACAAGGGGCTGAAACGTTATGAGAGAATAGGAAATCCTTATTGAGGGTGGTTTCATTTGCAATAGGAAGTTTGGTGGTGTATTCTCTATTCTCATCCTTTGGGTGGGAGTAGAATGTAAAATCTTCATAGGGGTCAAAATGATTGTACCTCAAAAACACGTTATATGCTCCGATTTGCTGATTGAAGACTTTGAAGAGCTGCACATGCAAAGAATCTTCACCCGTTTCATCACAAAACATAGACGCCCCATATTGCTTTTTTACTCCATATCCTGAACAAGGCGCTAATCCCATATCTTCAAACTTTGGTATCTTCTTCTCAACGGGGTAATGTTTTGCCGTCAATGAAACCTTGTTGTAGCTTGGGAGGAGTGATATGTTGCAATCATCGCTTGATATGTCTTCTTTGTTGAGAGTTTCATTCTCTCTTATGAAAGTAACCGTTTGTATTTCCCCGCTTTGAAGATTAAATTGCGCATATTCCTCACAATGTGGGTCTAATAATAGAACGTCTTCTCCTTGCGTTGTTAGTGTAAATCCAAGGTACTTGCAAATCTCTTCAAGGATTTCAAGGTAACTCATTGCTTCATTATCCTCATTGAAAAAGTTCTCTTGTGGAATGCACAAATCCAAAAAGTTATTGGGTGTGGTGGGATAAATGCACGTTTTATATATGCTTCCCAACTGAAAAAAGGCAAGTTGAATATAATCCTTTATGGTCAAGTGGTGCTTGGTCTCTTGTCGCTTATACTGACAATTCTTCAACGTGGATAAAGCGTCTTGGCATTCAAGTTCAAATTCATCTCCAACGGAATTTATAAACGCTTGGTTGTAGGCGTTGGGCGTTGAAAAACCTACCCATAAAGTTTTGTATCTCCCTCCTTCTTCCTTCTGTAAGGTAACAAAGACATTATTACCCAAGGCGTTGTTTAGGCTCTCATCAAATTGAGATTGTAGGAAACGCACGGTCATTGTAGAACAACGATAAGGCGCAAATACATCATCGGAATTTGAATCATATTCAATAGAAATAGGGTTGGCAAGAAGAGTTATTTCCTCCCCTTGCCCTTGTCCCAAATTGCTATTATATTGCTGATAATCCGTTATGATAACCACCTTGTATAAGGTGTCCTTTATATCACGGAAAAAACCATACTTGTACATTATAAACGTGATTTGCTTGAATTATAATTGTTCAGAACGCCAACCAATTGTTTTCCTTCAATGTGGAATTTTACTGCACCTGAAATCGGGGCGCTGCTGCTTGTTGTTCCTTGTTGAATTGTGTTCCAAAGGCGGCCTTGTTGGGTGGTATTTAATATCATTTCCCCGCCGTTTACCCGTGCAAGATTGTAATCTCCAAAACTTTTGCCCTGAATAATACCGCCATCGGCGAACTTAGGGAATGAGGCAAAGAGTCCAAGAATAGTACTTACTATGGTGGCAATCGACACTAAATTTGCGGGGAATGGCATTGCTGCTGCTGAGGCTGTGCCTGATGAGAGGGCGGCCACCTGATTTGCTGCAATCAATTTTCCGATTTCAGGCAGTATATTAGAAACCGCTCCCGCGATATTTCCAACCATGCCAAGGAAAGAATCGTTTACGACATTCCCAAGAGCCGTGAATACATTTCCGACGCTTTGTGCTGCTTGTCCCAATCCTTCATATTGTGTTTTAATCTCATCGACGTTCTGAGAAATCGCAGATTGTTTCTTCTCATCAATTGAAAGTTGTATTTTATGTTCCTTGCTTGTGAGATAATCGATTTGTTCTCTTAATAGTTTAAGTTGGGATTTATCGCTTGTGATTGAAACCTTATATTTAAGGCTGTTGATTTGCTCCTGAACCTTTACAAGTGAACCAAGCAATGCGTTCATTGAGTTCTCATCAATCTTGGGGTGCATTTTCAGTTCTAAGAATTCCTTTTTCTGTTTCAATTCATCGATTTGTTGAACTAACAGATTGAAACCATCAGAACCCACCTTCAATTTTTTGAGTTGACTTTCACGGCTACTAATCAGGTCGTCGATTTCTTGAATGCTCCCTTTCTCAATTGTCGGTTTCTCCTTGGTTACATTCACCTTATCATGGAGGGCGTTTCTCTTCTTGATTTTGGCGATCTGTTCTTCTAACACAACCGCTTCTTGCTTCAATTCATATAAACGGCCGCTTGAAACGTTGGTTTTTGATAGCTCTTCATTTATCGCGTGCAACTTGTCTTCAAAGTACTTCAATGAACCAATTTCAGGGGGTGCAATTTCCGTTTTCTTTAAACCGCCCTTCTTTGAACCACCTTTCTTGCCACCCTTCTTTGATGATGATAAGGAGGGAAGACCTGAACCACCACCCTTGAATGATTCTGAAACCGTTCTCTTCTCATCAACCTGAACTTTTACATCGGTGCTATTATCCGTTTTAAGACCAAGGCTCTTTTTGAGGCTATTCCACCACTTCACTATTTTGCCAAATAAGTCCTGTAACCACTTCCATGCTTGCATAACTGCGTTTTTCACGGCGCGACCAAGGGGAAAATCTGAGAACCTTTTCCAAATATCAGTAGCAAATTTCTTGCACACTTTCCACAACTCAATAATCGGTTTTATTGCTATCGCACAAGCTATTACAACCGCCTCTCCAAAGGCTTTTATCAAAGCCATATTGTACTGAATATAGCCTTTCAATAAATCCCAAATTGTAAAGCTGCTATCAAATCCACTCATCAGCTGATTCCATTGGTCAATTAAACCACCCGCCCAAGAAATCAGTTCACTTATTGAGTTGCAAACATATTGGATATATGAATATAATTCTTGCATGGGTTGTGAATTGGCTATTGAGGTCATCAAGTTATCCCATGTTGTTTTTACATGCTCCCAACTATTACTTAATGTGTCCGTCTGTTTGGCGGCCATCTCTTGTGCAGCCGTCGTGCCCGTTACTTCCTTTTGAAGTTCTGCATACTTTCCGCGTGCGTCAATGAGCTGTTGTAATAAGGGGGCATTCTGTAATCCGACCAATTCTACAAGGTCAGAATATTTAAGTTGTGCACGACTCATATTTTCAAGAGCTTGCGTCGTGCCCACGATTGCGGGATTGAATTGTTCCCATCCTTTTTTAACCGATTGGAGTTTGGAGAATGTGGATTGTAGGTGCGTTCCCAACTCACTTTCTTTGTTCAGCCACTTATCACCGACCGCCTCTACAAGAGCAACAGATTGCGCATAATCCAAACCTGCTGAATGCATTGTTGTACCCGCCTTTTGGAGCACTTCACCAAGGCCTTCAATCTCAATAGCGCCCGCCTTACTACCCGCAGCAATCGCATTGGCCACATTCACAGATTCTGTACCTGCAAGGTTATATTGAGCAAGGATTGA